GTATGGGATAGATAGGTGATGCTTCAACCTATCCTCATGACCAGGTGCAGGGTCAACCACATACCCAAGCTTGAATTGTTCGGCTCCATTAATGATGCCACGCTTCTCAAGGTATGCCTCAGCTGGTGAACCAGCAAGGTTTGCATGGTATGTGTTAGCTGCCTTAGTCCAAAGGTCAATGAGCTTTTGATTTGGTTTCACTTCTTCTCCTGCCTATGCACAACAAATGGAGGAGCAGTATACACATCATTCTTGGCTGCTATCTGCATTGCTTTCTTCCAGTTAGCACCAGATGCGAGAGCACCTATGGCATAGGAAGACCCAGAACCTAAGCCATAGATGCCATCGTCGCGTAGGAAGACTGAGTATGTATCATCTACTTCATAGATGGTTCCATTCACAGCCATTAAAAATAAGAATTCATATTCATCTGTCTTATCATCGTGAACGAATCCGTTATCACGTAAGCATTCACGCATGTTGGGGATGACAGTTGTAATCATAAAATGATAGATGTCTTTTGTGTTAGCTGGTATAGCTGGTGGTTTCCATATGTGTTGGACTATGTCACAGGGTTGAGTAGTGCCAGCACCAGCGATTAGAAACTTACCGCGTTTAGTAATCTTAGTTACGATTGGATGTGAGTAAGGGCGACCCTTCTCAGTTGTAGTTCTACTATCGGCTGCAATCAAGCAGCCGTCTGGTTCTTGAATACCAATGATTGTTGTCATCGAACTGACCGCAATCTAGGTGGAGTCCAACGACTACTGGACTTGCGTCCTCGTGTCGGAGCTGGGCTCTTCGACTCCTTGCCTATGTTCTTCTCTGCCCATTTACGAGCGTCTGAGTATGTTAAGTTTTCACGAGCCATGACAATCTGTATACCAGCGCCACGTCCGCTACATGCATAACATACCCAGACACCCTTCTCCGAATTAACCGAAGCAGACTTATGTGAGTCATCATGTACAGGACAAAAGATGGATTTGTCCCCACCTAACGGTAGGTCTAATCCGTAATGACGAAAGACTGCTTCAAGAAATTCGGGTTGGTTCATAACCTAATACCAATTCCTTTCCTGATGGAACCTGTACGCTTCGCACCAAGTGTCGTATCGATGTAGCACATACTTGTGTGCTTCCTCCGTTTGTTTGAGTAGTGACCACCCTGGTTTGCCCCAGAGTAATTGCCATACTCCACGTGCTCCACTCGACTTGTTGAAGGAGTCCACGTTGTATCGGCTCTCCTTGTATGCAATGCGAATTGCACACTGAGCCTCGCGCTTGTTGGTTGTGACTTGTGTTAGCACCAACTCCACTCGTTCCTTTTTGTCCGTGACTACGGACAACTTCTTCTCGAATGTAAGTTCTGGTGATAACGCTTGGGCTGGTGCTGCTATTGGCAACATTAATCCAAGCACTGTCACTATCACTAACCGCATAGTTACCTCTTTTCATTTTGTGAAACTCTGTCACAGCTTCACTGATGTCCATTGTAACCTGCCTGTTTAAGCAGATTCACCCAGAGTTCAGCAGGCATTACTGCATACGACTCTGAGATATTAGATGTGCCACGCTTTTTAATTAGCACAACGCCTGTTTCTGCATCCGCATGAATCATCTCATCTTCTAACTCTCTGAGATAACCAGGGATATCAATTCTTTTTTCATTCTTACATTCTATAACAACACCATCGATGCCATCAATGTCACCAACATCATCGTGTCTACCTGCCCCATACGCCCGCTCAGCACAGGGATAACCCATACTGATAAGCCACTTAACTACATCACGTTCGTATTGTGAGCCCTTGCGTTTGGATGGCGTGGTCATTAGAACTCAATCGAAATCCAAATTGGTCCAATGTCTAAATTAAATCCCCATCTATCAATACTGAATCCAACTGCAAACCTTCTTAAGCTATAGCCAACATGAAGCCAAGTTGACTTGAATAGTTTTATTTCTAATGAGCTAAGTGCTTTCATGTGTAATCCTTTACTAGTATCTCTTGAAGAATTATATTCTTCTTGCGTCTAATTAGCTTACGTTCCTGTGGTGTAGTACCGCCCCACATACCAAACGCTTCGTGCTTTACTGCCCATTCCAGACATTTATTCTTGACCACGCAACTGTCACATATCTTGCGCGAGTATCTATATATATCAGTACCACTTCCTCCTTCTTCTGGAAAGAAGAACTCGATACCAACTTCTCTACATAGCCCCCTGGTTAGGTCTGGGAATTTCATTTTGATTAGCCTTCCTCAACAACTTGGTTGTTGCCAATAGGTTTTCAATTGTTATTAAGTAACCCTTGCTTTTATTCGGGGGAATATCACAAGTTATTTCGTGACCAAAATTTCTTATTGCGTATCTTAGGCTTTCTGTTGGAAGCATGATAACCATATCTTCTAACACAAACGCCCAGTAGTCAGCTTGAGTTACTGATAAACCAGACGGTTCCCAAGATTCGGATTTAAGATACCAGCATTCAATCTCAATGTAAACATTTCCAGTTTGATGCCACTTGCGGTCACGCTTTACTTCAACAGTTTTACCATTGGTTAGAAGTTGTTCAACAAGTTTCTCTCCTTCATGACCGTATGAGAAATCTAAATCGAAACTTGATTTAGTTACTTCCATTGACTCAATGTCCTCGCTCTAAATAATTCCGTTGATGAGTTATACAAAGTCATCTTGCTAGCTTCTGCTGCTAACGTTATATACTCTTCAGCATTAGGGTCAGCTTTGCCATGACGATTCTTCACGACAGCCACACGATAAACATTGGATGCGCTATCCAGCGCCACAGATAAGACGAGTTCTGGTAGGGCTGCAACCTTGCCCATCAGAGCCTTACGTGGCGCTGGGTAGTTTGGCTTAGACATCTTCTCATTCTCCGACACATGGTGAAGAACGATGAAGGCAGTTTCATATTCACGAGCCATATAGTGGAACGCTGACATTGCATCACGCAATGCAGTCCACTCATTGTCGCTTGATGAAGCGACGTTCATTAAGTTATCAACATACACCGCCACAGGTGCAGCACCGTGCAGTTCAATCCACGCTTCGATTTCTTCCTCGATGTCTTGTAACGAGGGTGCTGGGTCGAAGGCAAACCGAACATGTCCTGCACCTTCAGCCAATGCATCTTCAAGAAGAACACTGGCTTCAGTATCCATGATTCTCTCAACGTCAGACACTTCTCTGTCCATAATGATTGCGCCTGCACGAGTCGCTATTGTTCTTGAATCAGAGTCCGCTGAGATATATAACGCTGGAACTTTGGAGGCGATGGCGTACCACAATGCAATCAGTGTCTTACCGCCACCTGGCTGACCTGCAATTAAATGCAGTTGAGCCTGACGGAAGGATACTTGGGCTGCGGTAAGTGCAGGAAGCACCTCTGGTAATTGCTTACCAGCAGGTGATTCCACACCGACTACTTGTAGTAGTGAACGCATTGTTACCCTTTAGTCCAGATAGTTTCTGCTTCAGTAACTCCTGGCTTAAATGGCTTTGGTCCCTTGGCTGGGTCAAACCAACCAACGTAAGCTTTACCAGCCTTGGATACGCCCTTCTTCTTGGCGTACTTGCCACGTCCATCTGGTAAGTCTGGGGCATCTGGATGTCCGTATGTCCATTCATTGCCGTACTTGTCTTTGACTACCTCGATTGATTGAGGTGTGGTTCCAGCAACTACTGGTTGTGGGTTAAGCCCAGCATCCTGCAGCATCTGGATTGCTTGTTCAGCATTAGGTGTGTATGCATTACCTGTTGGTCGATTAACCAACACAGCTTGCAGACTTTGTGCTTCACTGATTGCCTCAATAGCTGCATTCAGATTAGCTTTGAATTCAGCAATACTCATACCTCGAACGGTAAATAAGTCTTGCCCATTTAGTTTGCCAGTATATGAAAACGTAGATTCAGTCATCTACTTTTTCCTTTCCTTCCCCTTTGTTGTAGGTATTTGCAGAGGGAAATCTTTTGAGCCCATTGCTGGACACTTCTCTTGGAATGAACACATCTTACAGTTTTCTCCAACCGATGGTGGGAACCAACCTTTAGACACGGAGTCATTCATTGCGCCAAATACATAATCAAAGTAATCAATACTTAAATGCGATAAGTCAAACAGGTCATCAAGCTGACCTTGTCTTGTCATAAAGAATGCGCCGAACTTTGGGCGAATGCCGTATATCTTTTCAATACCGCTGGCATACAAGCCAGC